GCCATTTCCTCTGTTGCGGACTGCCATTTCAGTACCGCTTGAATTTGTTCAATCGTGCAGTCCCGCACCAATATTTCGGTGTCGCCTCCTACCGCGCGTACTTCAAGAATCTCAACTAAGCCCGTTGCTCCGTACGCTTCGGCATGAACGGACACTGGTTGCCCCATCCAGTCCTGTAGGCCCAGTAGGTGCTTGAGCCGTTCTGTATTGCCCTCCCGGCCGACGCCGGTGATGACTTGAACGTGCATGTTTTCTCTCCGTGATGGTCAGGCCTTGAACTGCCAGCAGCTCACCGATTCAGGTGCCGGGCTGAGAGGCATGTTCTTGCGTTGAATGCTGTTGATGGCGCTGGACGTGGTGCGGTTGACGTCAATCAACTTGTGGGAGCGGCAGTCACGCAGCAGCTGACGCAACGTGCCGATGTCTGCCAGCTTCTGACGATGCTCGGCCGCGACTTTGGCGAAACCGTTGAGGTTAATTGCGATGACGTCGGGCTTCTTGCTGTGATTAACCAGCGGCTCGTTGCTGAGCGATTCCAGGTACTCGTAGACCTGCCAGAACTCGACCACTTCCGGCGGATCGCTAACGATCGCGGCCTGACGTTCGTGCGCCATGGCGATGACTTCACTGCGGGCGTCCTCGATCATTGTTCCGCTCAGGGGCAGTACAAGGGCGAGACAGTCCAGTAGCGCGAGCATCATGCTGTGGTTCTTGATGATCCGAGCCGAACCGAGAGTGCGCAGGGAACGCAGATACTCGCGATGTTTCGGGTAGCTCTCTGCAAATAGAGCCAGCACCTGTGGTTCGTGGCTGATCGCTTGAACAAGAAAATTGCTGACTTCGTCTACTTCCACCTGGTTAAGCGCATCGGCTGCTGTAGTGCTTTCAGGTGTGATCTTGGGCTTAAGGAAGTGCAGTTTTACGATCCTGCTCATGATGGCCTCGTGGCCGGTCACTGGGGCGTTCATGCTGATAGCGATCGTGCCGCGAAACTCAGGCTCGTAGGTTTCGTTCGTATTGTTTTTCACGCCACGAGTGCCCAGCAGACCGCCGCCGAAAAAGTCTTTCAGTTCGTCCCAATCAAATGATTTTGTGTTTGCTGCGTCGCTATTCCGATCGCCTTCGATCAGCACGACGGGCATGCCGGCGACTTGGCCCATCGCCCGACTGCGGCCGGATGTGGTGCCTTTTTTCGGATCGAAGCCCTCGTAATGGCGCCCGAAAAGCTTCCACAAGAAAACGATCAACGTGGTCTTGCCGGCGTCCGCTTCACCGGTGGCTTCAAGGAACGGAAAGCTTTCGTACTTTGCACGGATCTGTTCCGCGAACAGCGAACCGAACCAGAACGTCAGGGCGATCAGCCCCTTTGCGCTGAAACATAGCCACAGCAACGCCAGCCAATCGTCGCGGTAGCCCTCGTGAGTGGCCTTCGGGTGGATCTTCACATTCTTGACAAGGCACTTCACGCGGCGTTTGCCGAACTCGAAAAAGTCGTCCTTGTTCGGTTTGAACACCGTCCCTTGATAGCAAGCGAGGTCACTAAATATGTAGGCGCCGTGCTCCTTGCTGTAGCCGACAAAGTCCACCGTCTCGACGGTTTTGATGCCCTCGATCTGTTTCATCGATATTTGATCGAGGTGTTTTTGCGCACCCAGCCAAACGGCGCTGGAGTACAGAAGCCGGGCTTTGAATTCGCCGCTCGATGCAAACTGTTTCAGGGTAAAGGTGATCTTCTCGCTGGGGGCATCGTTCGGTGGGCAGATCCGCACGTAGTACCAAGCTTCGCCGGTTGACTCACTCACCTGTTTGTACAGGGCTTCAAATTTGCAGTTGGCCAACAGTTTCAACGAGCACGCCGTTTCCAATGCCTTGCGCCTGGCTCCTTTCTCGGTCAGCAGTTGGTCTTCGTGATCGTCACTGTTCAGCAGCTCGCGCTGCTCTTCGTCGAGTTTATGTAGGTCGAGCTTCGCCCAGTACAGACGGTTGAAGAAGTCAAAGTGGAACTCTGACCCCTCTTCTTCCCAGCCATAGATAAGCAGTGCCTTTTCCTTTGCTGATTCCGCCAGCAGCAGGTCGCCCTGGTGCCGGGCAGCCTCAAAGTCGCGCTTGCGGCGGTGGATGCGCTTCTGTTCGTCGTCCTCGAACTGCCAGCGTTGGTGCAGATCGTTCCAGTCAACTTTGCGGCCAGGTTGTGGAATGAGTGCGGCCCGACAGGTGAAACCCATCTCACGGGCCTGGCGCACCCAGCGTCGAGCATATTCACAAGCCTCGGGCTCATTGTCTGGTGCCCAAACGAGCGTCGGCAGTTTGTTGCCGCGCAACTCCACAAGCTTCTTCAACGATGCCTCGGGGAAGGCGTTGGATGACATCGCGGCCACTGCCGCAACGTCGTTGTGGACCAGGGCGATCGCGTCAAAAATCCCCTCTGTGATCCAAAGCTCTTTGACTTCGAGCAGGTCAACGCATGGTGGGCACCACCACACGCCCTTGTAGCTTTCGCCGGATTTGAAGCGCGCTTTCTTCTTGCCGAATCGATGCGGTTTATCAATCAGCCGTTCCCAGTAACCACCCTTTTCCAAGGGGAATCGGACCGTCGCGCTGCCAATACCTAATTCAGGGGAAAAATAACTGTCCTGTGCATACCAGCCAGAGATGATTTCAAGACGAAACCCACGGGCAAACTCCAGATAAGCCCGTGCTGTAGCGTTCGGCTGATCGTGTGTGACCGGTGCGCGCTTGCTCCAGTCCTCGAATAGGTCGTCGTAGATTTCCTTGACGGGCATCGTGTGCTTGCACTTCTCAGGGCGGCCGCAGATAACCAACCAAGGGGCCGAGAAGCGCGTGAACAGCGTTTTCTGGTTGCAGTTCGGACAAGTGCCGCCGCGCATGTAGTCGGTGCCGCTACGGTGTTTCAGGCCGTAGTCGGACTCAAGGCGTTGCAGAACATCGTGTCGGAGATCGTCTCTCATGGTTTTTTCGCTGCTTTGAGGCTGAAGGTCAGGGCGCCGATCAAGTTTTTTTGAGCGGCCATCACAGGGCTGTTGGCGAGGATTGAGCCGTGGCGCAATCCATCGGGAATCAGGCGGTACTGGTCTGCGTACCAGAGGTCATTGAGGCTGAGACGGTATTGCTCGCGCAGGTTGGCCAAGAGCGCTTGAGCCTGGGCAGGCGTCAGTTTTGCGTTGATGTTCATGGCGTTTTCCATCGTCAAACCTCAATTTCGGGCGCAGCTCACCCAAACCCACGGCGGTGGGACAGGCGATTTATTGGGTGGGAATTACGAAGCGGTGACGCGGAAGCGCCCGTTATCCGGTGCGATAAGAATACGTTCGTAGATCAGGCTGACCGGGATTGCCCAGGCGTTGCCGGTCGCGGTGTCGATGATGACGGTGTGGGTGGACGTGCAGTTACGAATGTCCAAACGCTGCCGATCGCTCACAGCTGACATTTCGCTGCTGGCCAGGTGCACCAGCTTTTCAGCGGTCTGGGTCAGAGCGTCGTAATCCATAACCAGGTGCTGCACTGTACGATCGAACAATTGCTGATCGTCGCCCAGGTGTTCGCATCGGTGCCGTTCAAGGAACACGAGCGCCGCGACTTTGAGCATGTCCTGATATTCCTGTACTGCTGGCAGATTGTTCATTGGCCTTTCCCCGGTTTGGCGCGGTACAGGTCGATGGCTGCCAGCACTTCGGCGTGACGTGCGGCCATGTGGTGGTTGTGAGCGTTGAGGATTATTTCGGCCTCTTCAGCGTTGATCGAACCATCTTCCAATGCCTTGGCAATGGCCTGGTCAACGCAGCCGCGCTTTGCGGAAACCTGAACCGATCGGGCGTATAGCTCGACGTTATCAAGCGTTTCGGGGTCGGCAACCGGTACAAAAAGACCGCCGTACATTTGTGCAACATAGTTTGGGAAGTGGCTGGTGCCGCGATCTTGTTCAAGCATGAAAACTTGAGCATCACTCAGTGGGCTACAGCTGGCGCTTTCGTAGGCGTGGTTATCGAATTTCTTGACCTTCATTCCCAAGCGAGCGGCTGCGCCTTCACGTCCACCGGGGTAGCTGCGAATGATCTCGCTC